TTAGCGCTCCCTTGGAGCACACGTTCTTAACTGAAACGTATCCGTTAAAAAGAGAATCTCTGTTAGGCCCCCCCAAAACTCAAACGCTCCTCTTGATGAGTCATCAGAAACTCCGTCAATGGTGATTTGGCAGTCATATCTACCACCTTCTGGTGGGATGTTTGTATCTGCCATATTTAGCGCGATTTGAGTTAGCGGCCCTTTATTACCCTTTCCTATAACTCCATTGACGTGAATTCCCCTTAACGGCGTCTGAAAATAGTTAGGTTCTATGTCGATTCCAGCCCATGGGCCGTTTGGGAGGGGTGTTGAATTGCTATCACCAGTGTTGTTCAATTCTGGCCTATCGATGACTATGGACTCTCCACATGTAATGCTAATACCTTGCCTACGGCAGTTTTCTGTAACTGGTCTGGTTATAGTTATTTTCTTCGGGTATGAGACCTTATCAGGCCAGTGCTGACCAATAAAAATTCCATCTCCCCATGCATCAATGGCTTTAGGGTTTTTTATTTCTATATTGTTACACCCACCCCTGATAAAGAAACACATTCCGAACTCGCCGTCCAGTCCTTTGTGAGTTGTTTTATCTCCAATGCATACTGGGTTTATAACAATTATATTTTCAACATCTGAAAATGTCATAACCCCGTATTGCTCAAAGCTATTTTCACCAATCTTAAGCGATCCTCCTGGTGGGTTTATAATTATTGAATTAGATGGGATTAGGAGACCTGGAACATCAAACTGATCTACCGGAGTTATCTTGCACTGAAATGGAGGTAAAACCAATGCTGATTTTATGCTCGTTGCATGATTGATTGCTTCTTGTATTTCTGCGCGATAGTCTACAGAACCGTCTGTAACGTAATTTTCAGGCAAATAATCAACAGCATAAATAAATGCATAGTTATCTATAAATGTTTGAACGCTATCACCAGAAGACGTGAAAACATTTGATGCTCCAGATTTTGATAGTAAAATGTTTTTTAACTGATCAGGATCATACTTAAGCACATTCGGAAAATAGAACTGCCGCGCCCCATACGCATCGTACACAGCCATAGAATGACCTTGCACAGTTACGAACTTGGCAATCTGTCCGTTATATACCGGATATCCAGCAGCATTAATGATGATTGGTTGCGAAACAGGAACGTGAGAACCGTCTTCATTCTCCACATAAACCTGAATCTGGTTTTCAGGATTTACAGGGTCAGTGTCAATTTTACCGATATAAATTTTGCCATTGGCTACGGCTTTAAAAGAACGAGCCATAGTGAAGAGTTGCGAAGGCATGCTTACCACAACATTTGCGGTGATATCTGACATTTCATTGCTCCAGACGAATGATATGATGCAACCATGATGTGATTGCATACCGAAATGGTACTATTGAGTATTTATCCAGTAGGTTACGATGCCATTCCACCCAACTGGTGAGGCATCAAGGATGTACAGCAAATACGACGAGGCGCAGTTTCACTTGAGACTTCCGCATGAACTCCACGCGAAAATTAAGCAACGTGCGAAGATGAATAACAGGTCGCTGAACTCAGAGATAATTGCGGCGATTGAAGAATCATTGGCTAAACAAAGCTCTGCATCTGTTTACATTGACGATGCAGAGCGTATGGCAGAACAACAATCTGAGATGGTTAAGAAAATTGTCTTTGATACGCTTAAGACCATGTATAGCAATAATAAAAAGGAAACATAGAAATCTAGTTTCCGGCAAAAATGGCATCGCGAATGAAGCATGCAACCGCGCCCAGGCAAAATACGGACTTCCGGAAATCTGAAAAATCATCCATATCAACAGGATGCACGAAAAATGAGAGTTCCGTCACTTCCGGAATTAACTTTTCCGTGGCAGTATTCGTCCGGCATAGTGTATACCTTCACAATAATGACATAATCAACGCAGTTCATGGGGGAGGTGATGGTCCCCCATCTTTTTGTCTGTTATTCCTGTGCCCAGCCAACCCTGTATGCCAGGATCTCATCCGCACTGCTCAGCGATTCCAGGTCCTTCTTCATGGTGCGCTGGCGAATGTGGATTTCCATCCCTTTGCTGAACATCGCCTGCTCTGCCGCTTCACTCAGCGCAATAAGCTCTTCTGCTGTCACCTGTACATCATTGTTTTCCGCATCCGTCCAGAAAAACGCCTCCGGCAGTTTCCCCGCTTTCGCTGCCGCCACCGATGGCTCAAGGCGCGTCTGCGTTGACTTTCCGTAGTCCCATTTCCGGCCATTGTGCTCAAACGTGTAGTTCGCCGCCTCCATCGCATTACGCCACGCGTTTATTTCATCGCCCTTCATCCCGCGCGCTTTCTCCGCGGTCAGAGTATCAACGACTTTTTCCCCGTCAAACTTCCAGCGCCCGGAGATATCAGCTTTGCGGTTTTCTTCTGTATCCTCAACCTCCACCACACTCTGTCCCACTGGCCACAGCATCGACACATCCTTACTGATACTCGTGATTATGCCTTCGCTGTCATAAACCAGCTTCAGCGTATCCGCCTTAAATGACGACTGGCTTTCATACCAGTCACGGCCATCCTCTGCCTTCAGGTACATTGCCCCCGGAACATCCGACTTCTCAGGAGTATAACGTTGCAGATTTTTAAGATTCATTTCTTCTCCTCATACGAATATTCAGGACGGGGTACCCGTTTAAGCTTTCCGCACCCGGGAAAATCATGTTATTCATGTTTCACCGTAACCCACTGGCTGCCATCATGAACCTGAAGGAAGCCGTAAGTGACAGCAGTGACACTGGCTGCCCCTAAATTGCCGTTCGTCAGTGATACCGGAGCCGTCCTGATATTCAGAATCACAGCGCCATCAGGGGCTGCATTTTCCCCCTGCGCACCGCCATAAAAAGAGGGGAAAACGACTGTACTGGAGGTGACTTCTGTTTTCTCGCTGATACGCACTCTGTTCGCCTGTGAATCTGCGCCATCCTTCCCTGCGGGGCCCGTCGGCCCGGTATCACCTTTCGGCCCCCGCTCACCGGCAGGGCCTGCCGGGCCGGGGTCACCTTTATCCCCTTTTTCCCCTTGTGGTCCTCTGGGGCCGGTAGCACCCTGTGGACCTCGATCACCAGGCTCGCCTTTTTCCCCCTTAGGACCGACGCTACCTGTTGGCCCCGGAGGTCCAGGTATACCCTGTGGACCAGCCGGACCTGTATCGCCTCTCTCCCCTGCCACACCCTGCAATCCTTGCGGCCCTCTCTCTCCGGCGGGTCCCCTCGGACCTGCCGGGCCCTGAGGCCCCGGCTCCCCTCTGGGGCCAGTGTCACCTTTTGGTCCCGGAGGTCCTCCGGGATCTCCCGGCTCTCCTTTTTCGCCTCTGGCTCCGGTTTCACCTCGCGGGCCCGCAGGACCAGCAGGCCCCTGAATACCCGCCTCTCCTTGCGGTCCCACGGGTCCGGTTTCACCCCGTGGCCCCTGTCCCCCCTGTGGGCCTGCCTCACCACGCTCACCCTTTGGCCCACGCTCGCCGGTATCGCCTTTTGGCCCGGGAATACCCTGTGGCCCGGTGTCTCCCTTATCCCCCTTCGGTCCCCGCGCATTCTCTGCCCGTTTCTTCGCTTCCTCTGCACTCGCCGCTGACGCTTCCGCACGTTTCAGGATTTCCGCGGCCACCGCTTCCAGCTCTGCAAGGGCTTTCGGGTAATACTGTGCGTCCTCCAGGTCCATCAGAAATTTATTCAGCGTTCCCGGTGCAGACTCCGCCTTCACCAGAATGTCACCCACATATGACGGCGCGTACCCTTCCGTGTTCAGGGTCACCCGGTACAACCCCGGCTCAACATCCATACTGTAACTGCCGGTTTCCCCCGACTGACCATACGCCACCGTGGTGACAATCACCGTCTCCGTTGTGCGTCGCGCTTTCAGCTCTATCGTGCATCCCGGTACCGGCTTACCGGCCCCGTCCTTCAGCACACCAGAAATTTTAACCGTCATACCTTTCCACCAATAAAAAAGCCCGCAGCAGTAATGCCACGGGCTTCAGGACAGTGTAACTTTACGTTTCCTCAGACGCAGCTCACCCATAAGCTGGATGAACATGCTCATTATACCAATATTTACAGAAGATAAAGCTGTATCTGCCGTCAGAAACGGTATCCAATCCCAACAATAAACGCATCCGTTCGCCAGTCACCATGACCGGCCACTTCGTACGCAAGGTCAACCGCCACCGTATCCGCCGGATTAAACTGAAGTCCTGCCCCCCATGCCCGCGTCAGATGACGTGCAGAATGACCATCACTGGCAGTGGTGGTCACCCTGACATCCCCCGGTGTCACTTCATCACGCCGGTAATCCTGAACACTGTCAGACCAGCGGGTGTGCGCCATCCCGGCCATGCCATAAAGGCTGAGCTGCTCACTGACCTGCCAGACCGGCCCCGCCATCAGGCTCACATAACGGCCACGCAGACTTTCATAATGAAATGCCTTATCCCCGGTCATCGTTGTTCTGCTCTTTTTCGCAGAGGCGTAACTCAGCGAGGCTATGCCGCCCAGATGGTCTGTGAATTCATAACGGTATTTCACGTTGATCCCTTTTAAATCACCTGTACGGGCACCGGTACCGGACAATACCGGCACGCCGCCCGGGTGAACCTGAGCATATCCCACGGAAAATGCACCGTGTCCGCCTGCAGCCTGTGCAGGAAAAGTCATTACTGCCGGCAGGGTGGTAAAAAATAAAATGGCTCCGTATAAATACCGCATGATTACCTCTTTGTTTTCAGTCAATAAAAAAGGCACCACTTCGGGTGCCCGTCCGGGTTAATAAACCGTCAGCTGATACTGATTCCCGCCGTGGATTTTTTCATCACCACAACCAGTAAATCACTAATGTACGTCGTCGGTGTCCAGTTGTTCGCGCCGGTAGACGACACATTAAACGTCAGGGTGACATGACCCCGTCCTGCTGGCATGTCAATCACCGATGAGAACACCCGGCTGACATCCGTTGCCGGTTCATGAAAAATCTCTGCCCCGTTTTTCAGCACCTGCAGCTTACAGGTTGAATACCAGTACGACTGCTGATTCGGGCTGTTGACGTTCTGGTGTTTCGTCCCACGAAACAGCACCGGTGGAATGATAATCTGCCGGTCGAAGCCCTGGTCATCGTAAACCGTGACGGTTATCGTGCCACGGGCATAACTGTTATTCCGGGGAAAGGCTTTCCCCACCGTCTTCACCAGATCGCCTTCAATCTGGTTCGCAGACAGTTTCCCTCTGATGACACAGTTCTCGTTAATGGTGACATTATTGAGCGTGCCAGAATTCGCTGTAACAGCTCCGCTGATATCCGCATTGCGGGCCGTCAGCCTGCCCTCCGGCGTCAGGGAGAACGTCGGGGGATTGCCGGATGACGTGATACTCACCGCAAACAGTCGCTTCAGGAACACGTCGTTCATGAACAGCTGATTCCCCTGTGCCACAAACAGCGGCGTGGTGTTGCCGTTCTCCGGGGTAATCATCGCGATACGGTCCGCCTGCAGCAGAATATTGCTCAGCGTCTGGCCATCAGCATCCTCAATCCCCGCACCAATACCGGCAACATACGGAATGCCGTTTTTCGTTTTCTGCACCTTCAGCATGTACAGCGCTGCCAGCTCATCATTCGTGTCTGACTGGACCTGCTGTATCTGCTGTATGGTCGCGCTCTGGTCTTCCAGCTTTTTATCCGTGGTCGAGGTGATTTCACTCCCTTTGTCATCCACGTACTGGCGGACCTGCGCTATCTGCCTGGCGTTTTCCTCCGTGCTCTGGCTGACTGTCTGTGTGATTTCACTGCTCACCCGGTCCACCTGCTGACTCACCTGCGCGATGGCCAGCGTCTGGTCCTCATTCTTTTTCGCAACCAGCTGCGTGAGGCTGTTTTCCGCCTCCCCGATTTTTCGGGTCACTTCCGCAACATCCGTCTCCAGTCGCTGGCGGATGTCTTCTTCCAGTTGCGTGACCTCAGTACGCAGGGCTGACGCATCAATACGCTCTTTCAGTGCCTTCCCCAGCAGCGCCTCATCTATCAGCCCACGGAAAATTTCCAGATACCCTTCACCATCATTGCTGGCCTGCCCGCTGGCCTCCACAAACGCAGATTTCCCCACCAGGTTGACGCTGCGCACATAAAACCAGAAATCCTTCCCCGGCTTAATGTGCGGGCCGGAAACGCTCCACTGGCTGCCGGTACCCAGATAACGGGCAGAGGTTTCCACCTGTGCCGTGTCCGTGATGCGTTTTTCTGAGAACCAGAATTCATACTGTACCGTCGGGTCATACACCGCAGGATGCGGGACCACCGTTATCTGAAAATAGCCCGGCGTCAGTTCAATGCTGGCCGGTGCCGCCGGTGCATTAATCCGGAATGTGGTGGTGGCAGGTTCGCCCTGCTGGCCGTAGCTGTTTATCGCCCTGACCGTCAGGGTGTATTCCCCGAGCGGCAGGCCACTGAAACGGTGCTCCGTGTCCGCCGTGATGGCGCTGGTCACCAGGCGGCTGTTTTCACCGTTTCCGCTGGTCAGGCGCAGACTGAAGCGCACCCCCTTCACCACCCGCGGCGTGTCCCATTTCGCCAGCGCCAGATACTGGCCGTCTGAGGCACTCACCTCCACCGTGAGGTGCTGCACTGCCGGCGGGATGACGCTGTTCAGTGAGCCGGACATCGGCTCAAAGCGGGCCCCGTTATCCACAATGGCTTCTTTTTCCGGCACATGCTGCACCGCCGTGATGGCAAAGGTGCCGTCCGTGTTTTCCCGGATGGAAACACAGCGGAACAGGCGACGACGCAGTGACGGCAGGGAGAGTCCCCACACACCGTATGTCTCCACGCCATCAGGCAGGACGCTGACCTGTATCCGGTCCGGGGCGGGGTGTGCAGTGATGTCCACGCGCACCGGCTTACCGCTGCCGTTAATCAGGTTCACCGTCGATGCCCCTGCTTCCGGCAGTGTCACCTCTCGGTCCAGCGTCAGTGTGCGGCTGGCGGCATCGATGGACAGGATGCGTCCGCCGGTCAGGGTCCCGGCATAGTCGTTATCACAGATTTCAATGATGTCACCGGGCGTGTGCCGCAGCCCCTGTGACCCGAGCGTGAAATCCACCGTCTGCGTTTCCAGCAGTTCGGTCTTTATCACCCACAGTCCGGCACGGTGGGCCTGACCGCGGCTGGTACAGCCGAACGCATCCATCTTCAGCAGGTTGCGCCCGTAGCGCAGGATGGCGTCCGGGTCTTCCACCAGTTCAGTGGAGGTCTGCCAGCCGTTCTGCGGGTCAGTGTAATTCACCTCCACCGCCGTGTGCCGGTCCTTCAGGGCACTGAAGCTGTAGCGGAACCCCACGCCGTTATCATCCACCACCACATCGCTGTTGGTGTACGGCCACACCACATCCGACGGACGGTCCTGAACGAACGTCAGCGTCTGGCCGTTCCATACCGGCATACAGCGCATCGCCGAGCAAAAATCCCCCAGGACATCCCACACCTTACGCTGCTGTGACAGGTACGCATTGAAAGTCATCCGCGGCTCTGTGCCCCCGAAACCATCCGGGACCGTCTGGTCGCAGTACTGCCCGATGGCATACAGCGCCCACTTGTCCACATCCGCCGCCCCCAGGCGTTTTCCCATGCCGTAGCGCGGGTGGGTCAGCATGTCCCACAGGCACCAGGCCGGGTTATTGCTGTATGCCGGTTTCAGACTCCCGTCCCAGATACCGCTGTAGGTGCGTTTTTCCGGGTCATAGTTTGACGGCACCTGAATGATGCGGCCGCGGATATGGTAGTTCACCACCATCTGCTGGCCACCGAACTGCTCCGCATCCACCTGCAGCCCCACAATGGCCGTGTTCGGGTAGCACTGTTTCACATCGATGATTTCGGTGTATGACGACCACAGCGTTCTGTTCTGCAGCTGGTCCGTGGTACTGTCCGCCGTCACCCTGACCATCCGGATGTTAAAGGGGCGCTCAGGGAGATTATTCAGAATCACCGACGTCAGGTACTGCGAGGTGGTCTTGCCGTTAATGGTGACATCCTTCTCCGTCACCCAGTTACCGTTACGCTCAAGCTGAATCAGCAGCCGGACAGAAGAGGGATTACGGTCACCCTTTGAGCTGGTCTCCACCAGTGACTGCACCCCGAAGGTGACCCGCAGACGGTCAATGTTCGCTGACTTGATGGTGCGCGTCACCGGCTTTGCCTTCGTCACCTCCACGCCCAGTGCGGTTTCTGCCCCGGAGGACTCAAAGCCTTCCGGCGGTGTCTGCTCCTGCTCCCCGGCACGCCAGACGGC